CTATTGCAATATAAGATCCCATTGATTATCACCTGCTGATATATGCTGTTTTACAGTCGTAATATGGTAAGTTCTCTTAGGTTTAGCTGTTAATTTACTTTTTTCTTCATACCATTTCCCTTCAACTTCAAGCAAATCATCTTTAGAGAACTTTTCTTTATTCTCAGATACTCGAACTAAGAATGCGGTATCTATTATTAATCCATTAATTGACTCTTTTGGTTTATCTTTATTGATCAATAACCACTTCGATTTTGGTGAATATGACAACGTATCTATATAGTAAAAACCACTAAAATCACCTTCAGCAACAATTTTTGTATGTTTTCTTTTTTGGACAAACTTAGCACGATCCTTGGCCGTAATTTGAAATGCTGATATAGATTCATGATTAGATGATATTGTTAATGTATCAAGCTCTGTGCCGTCCAGTGGAGATGCAAGACTTGCTAATGCACCTCGTATCTTTTCATTAGTCAATATAGCACATTGCATCTCATCAACTTCGACAAAGTCGCTATCAATAACAACTGAGTACCCAGAATCTGTTTCATGAATAACAATATCTGTTGTGCTTAAATCCATATTTCGGATAAGTTCAATCGTCTTACTAATTGAATTAAGAACTCGTTGTTTTAATGGTGTATTTTCATTTAATAAAATCTGAGAGCCTTCATCATTAGCTATCAACCTCATTAACCACTTAATTGATCCTGGTTGCATACCTCCTTCAACATAGACCTGAGACACGATGTTAGTTTTATATAACTTATTCGCTTCTTTAAATGATTCATCATAAAGTGTAACTAGTGCTAAAATACTTCGTGATACTTGTCCACCATCCATCTGATGCAAAGCTATTCGTTCACCCTTGCCGTCATAATGAACCGTAAAGTTGTCATCAATAAAACTCATCACAAAATATTCCTTTAATCATCAACAAATTAAGCAGAATATTACTCGCAGATACAATTATATGAAATAAATTTTATTAAAATTGCTGCACATATGAATCACACCACATTATTATACTGTATATAAAAACAGTTACAACTTAATACTAGTATGTATTTTATACAAAAAATTCACCCCTCCATTTTTCCTAATAATAAGCGTTCTCACCAAATACCCTCTCTCCCAAACCGTCTTCAATAAAGTACTGGCCCACGAACAGGACAATTCACAACGCTCGGCTATCTGCTCTGCTGTTACCTTTTCACCAGGCATAATCGACTGCAGAACTTTCAACTGGGTTTTACTCAATTTGATTAAGCCAACTTGGTGAGGAACTACACGTGCAGCTCCCATCAAATTTGCGTTGATTTGTTCGTTTTTCGTACAAATCTGCATTCTTATTATCATCCGCTGAGGTTTATAATGAAAAGTGGCTTCAAGCCAGTCTGGATAAGGGTTTATCGATGATTGGATTTTGAATCGAGACAGGTGCTAGACAGGTACACCATCCTTTTTTAAGCCATTTATGGTACGTTTCTAACGCTTCTTTCTTCTGTAATTCCATATGTGTATGGATATAAGCTTGATCTAACTTATCTCGAGCATGGTTAAGCAAAGATTCACAGACAATGTAATCAACCCCTAATTCCGCCCATATTGATCGTGCTCGCTTTCTAAGATCATGTGCACTCCACGCCTTCTTAGATACTCCTCGCACCCATTCACTGGCTTTAGCACTATGGATTGGCTGATTATTCCAACGAGATAACGGGAACAAGTGATCACTGTTATAGCCTAGCGCACGTTGCCAGGCTTGATATGAACGTAATAGTTCAATCATCTCAATGGTAAGTGGATAGCTCATTGCTATCCCATTCTTGGCGTCTTCTTTAGGAATTAACCACCGCTTTTCAATAAAACTGATGTTCTTCCATAAAGCCTTTCTGGTTTCACCAATACGAGAGCCATGCGCTAACATCATCATCAGTAATAATCGTTGTGGTGGTTGCTGTTGGCCAATCGCCGGCAAGATATCAATCAGGTCTTCAGTATTCACTCGACAGCCTTTGATTTGAGCTTCTGTAACGGAGAAAGTCTCAGGGAAAAACGTCTTAAATTGCACTTCTGATAACGGATTAGCAGTGATGTGTTTGAGTCGTCTAGCAATAGAGAAAGCCGTTTTCAATAAGAAGAAATTTGCCCTCACATAACTCACTGAATAACCTTGCTCAAACATAGGCTGAATCAAGGCACTGTCTATCTTTTGATGGTCCATATCCGTGATAGCAACCCCATGAAATAGGCTCATCACATGAGTTTCAGCCATACTTTTTAGGTTATTCAATCGCTCTTTCGTGGAACGCTTTAAGGTACATTGCCGCTGAACATGCCAATCAACCAGCTGATCTACTGTTTCAAAGCGATTACATTCAATGGCTTTACCTTTAGCTATTTGGACTGATACCGCACTCACCACATCCATAATGTCTTTGGCCTGAGTACTAGGATATTTCGCAATACGATACGGGTATTGTTTTCCGGCTTCATAACGATAAAACCACCACGTTCCACCGGTTCGAGATGCGTTAAACCGTAAGTAAAGTGGGCATCGAATATCTTTTAACTGGCGAACACGTTGATCATTAATATGACGTTTGATTTGAGCATCAGAGATTTTTACGGGGAGGGTTGCAGAAAAGAAGGCATGTTGATTAAAGCGAATTTTACTGTTTGTGATCATTACTCACCTATTAACGTAGCTTGAATACTCATTCGATTTGGTTGTAATCCTTGGCCAGAGAACGACACTTGATCAACAGAACATTGACCTTTGAAGGCGCGAGGGAAAGTATCATCAAGTAGCACTAACCCTTCCGCAAAAATGGTGGGATTAGGCGGTGCTTCAATGCTGATTTTCCGCCCTTGGCGTTGCATTTTCCGAAGCTCTGCAGCACACGCTTGTTCTGCTTCATTCTTGGTGTTCTTATCTTTGCCTAATGACTTAAACGGTTTACTCCCCACTTTGACCTGTTGCCGGCTTCCATCTGCAGTTGAACTATAAAAAACCTTAACACCATTAAAATCTTGGCGACCATCTAATTCTGCAGACACATTAACAAAGTCACTATTGCCCGGATGATTAACCACAGGGAGTGACAGCGTAACGCTTTCAATACTCTTACCTGAAGCACTACGTTGTTCACCAATTGGCACAAAGATAAACTGCCCTTCAACAGGTTTCGCTATTGCGTCATAAGACTTGGCCAAGCGGTTCATAAATGCCGGCGTACTTTCATCAGAACGATCTATATGCTCGATTTCAATTTTTTGTAATCGCGGATGGACAAAAACATCAAAGCCATGAGGGGTAAGACAGTCATACACTACTTGTCCTACTGTTGTTTTATCCCAACTGCACGACTTACGTTCACGATAACCACTTTCATCCTTGATAGAGAAAGGCGCAACCGTGAGGACTAACGTGATCTCTCGTGGGTATAAACTCACTGACCGTTTTGATATCTGAAAACTATCACGTACAACATCCCCCAATCGCACCGAATAACGTTCACCTTTGGGTGGCAGTCCATCAACATCATCAGAGCTCACCACCAAAGTTACGTTATCGCCTTCGGTACCGTTGCCATCATTCAACCGCCATGACTTTAAACGATCCAAAATCAAATCAGCATTATTGCCTATTAAATGAAACATTCCTTAATCCCATGATTTAGTAACACGTTGAGTTTTAGGTACCTGCTTTACTTGAGGTAACACCACTTCGGTATCGACAAAAAAAACCTCACGCCGAACGTGAGGATTTAATTGATAAAAGGCTTGTTCTAATTGGTCATTATCTTGGCCAGTGTGCTTATAGAGTAAATCAGTGATCAACTCATCGGCTTTGGCGCTTACCTTCACTCGCGGTACTCCTTCAATTGCAGCATGACATCTGTCACCATGGCTTGGCCGTTATGGATCAATGCCGACTTACCTTCTTTCAGTTGTTGAATCGTCCATTTACCTAAGTTAATACCTTGGCCATCACTGACTTGTTGTGGAGATTCAATTAACGTTCGAAGCTTTTCAACTGACTCTTGCGCCCCGTATTGCAACCATTTGGCGGTTATATCGAGGGTTTCAAGCGGTTTTCCGGTCATTTCAGAGCGGGCGTCATAAATCAAACTGACTTCTGAATACGCGCCTGGTGATGTTCGCTCAAACTTCATAATCGGTGTTTTGTCACCCACAGAAAAAACGAATTCACCTATCACTAAGTGATGCATAACGATCCTTAGCTATCTCTATCAATAGCGGCATAACTAAATTGGGTTGATAAAGTGTTCTCGCCCATTAATGACGATAATTGTTGGTTCATTTGACGGGTAATTTCTTGCGCTATCAGCTTTTCATCTTGGCCAGCTGCAGCCGTTATTTGAAAGGTAGGTGAAAATGATATTGGTGGGCTTTGCTTAGCCATCGCTTCTTTGGTTTGAACTTCATCGACCTTTTTAGCGGTTTCTTCAGGTGAATCAAGTTTCTTGCCAAACCAGCCACCGAGCATTTCACCGCCCATGCCACCCGCAATAGAACCCAACAGACCACCAATAGCGGTACCGATACCAGGTAAAATGAAAGTACCAATAGCAGCACCTAACGCACCACCGCCCATAGAACCACCGATATCCCCCAATGCACCACCTGTTTGTTCCATATCGCCATTAATGACACCTTCAACAACGGAAGAAGCATTCATCATCATTCCCAATGGTTTCAATACCTTGGTAAGTCCTGTTTTGCCCGCTGTTTCTGCAATATCACCACCAATTCCAATCACATCCATTGCATCTGATGCCATCGCGTCCATAGGCATTAAAGCTAATCCAGAACCCGCTAAGGCCATAGCTGCACCTTTAGGGGTAACATTACTCACCAAAGACTGAGCACCAGAACCCACCTTTTGAGCCATTCGACTTTCCATAACAGAACTAAGTAACCCACCTAACCCTTTACGGCGACCACGAACACGGCGACGACCTTTACGCTTTTTACGAGAACGGGCTTCTTTACCTACACTGCTATTGCCTTTACTTTCTGGCCCTTGGCTAGATGAAACGGCAGCATTTAAGCTTCGCCAACGTTTAGCAGCCAATGCTGCAATCCGTCCACCGTCTTGGGTTTCACAATTTAAACCTTTCGTAAATAAACGGGTTTTATCCATCGAATTACCAAAGACGAGCGATAACGCTTTCCCCGCTAACAACACCCCTTTTAAACCAATAAACGCTGCAACACCAATACCCACGGCTTGAGTGACACCGGTATTCGCTTCAGCAAAGTTAGCCAGTAAATCAACACCTTTACCTAACGGTTCAAGTACCCAATTAAGGGCTGGTAATAACGCGGTACCAAACACCACGCTGAGTCGATTTAACTTATTCACGAACATATCAATGCCACTGCCTGTGGTACTGATTCTGGCATTGTATTCTTGGTCAAGAGAATCAAGATGAACGGTAGAATCTTCTTTTGATAGCGTTAACAGCTTGGTGAAATTCGCCATATTGCCCGATAGGGATGCCACCGCACCTTTAGCTTCTTCACCAAATATCTGACTCAATATGGCGCTTTTATCTTCTTTTGGTGCCTGATTAACGGCATTAAGCACTTCAATCAAGGTACCTGATGCATCGTCTTGCATTCTGGCGGCAATATCATCAGCATCTAAGCCAATTGAGGCCATTGCTTTTTGTTGAGTACCACTTGCTGCATCACCTAACGTCAATCGACCTGATATATTCTTCAAAGCCGTTGCCGCACGCTCTTCACCCATACCTAATGACAATAATGAAGCTGATAATGCCGTGGACTCATTGACCTTAAAACCACCCGTCTTAGCTGATGCCCCTTCACGCGCCATCACACCCGCAATATCTTTCGCTTTGGCATTCGAGTTATTTGAGAGGTAGTTAGCAAGACCAGCGACATTCATTGCGCCTTGTTGATCAACACCTAATGCCGCTTTAAACACAGATAAGGTTTCACCGGCTTGACCCGCATCCATATCAAAGGCAACCCCCATCTTGGAGGAATCAAGTACAAAGCTTTTCAGTTCATTGATGTCTTTAATGCCACTTTGACCACCTGCAGCTAACATCGCATTGATATTATCGGCACTCATGGGTGTGGTGGTTGAGGTTTTCAGTGCCCACGATTGCAATTCTGTGGACTGCTCATCACTCATGTTGACGACTTTTTTCACATCAGCAAATGAGCTTTCATTTTTAATCGCTGTCCATATCGATCCAACAATCGGGGCTGCAGCTGCCGCCAATCCTGTTGCTTCACTGCCTATTTCACCTAACTTAGCTTTACGACTATCAATCCGACCTTGGATTGATTGCATCTCTTTTAATCGAGCATTCTGCTTTTCAAGGGCTAAGGTAGCTTTATCAGCTTGTTGCTTTAATCGGTTTTGTTCATCACCAAGTTTATCAGTACTCACACCCGCCGCTTGTAATGAGCTTTTTAACTTATTTAAGGTGTTATGTTGCTTCTCTTGTCTGTCGGTTAACTTACCTAACTTGCCGCTGGCACGTTTATAAGCGACAGAGAGATCATTGGTTTGAGCTTTGTTCTGATAAATCTCAGTATTGAGTGATTCAAGTCGAAGTTGGGCTTCTTTTAGCTTAACTTGTAAGGCTTGTGCCCCTTCCTTTGAGGCTTGCTGCATTTCCTGATTTAACCCACGAATTTCGTTCTGAGTTAAATTGTATTCACCCCGTAATTGGGTAGTTTTCTGCTTACTCTCAGCTATCGCAGCACTAAGAGAAGTCATGGTGCTTTTGGTTTCAGTTAATTGAGCCGATAGCTTTTCAGCTCTAAGCTCTGCAGCTTCAAAACCTTTAATCCCCTTTAGCTGACCATTTAATGACTGAACCTCACCCCGTTGTGCTGCCAGTGCTGCAGTTAATCGTTCTGTCGCGGTCGTGGTTGAAACAATGTCTTTAACGCCTTTTACCGACGCATCTAAGACAAAACTAATCTTTTCCGTCATTGTTTGACTCCGAGCTTAGATAAGATCAATTCATAACGCCGTAATGCCTGGTCTTGTGACCACTCCCTGAGTTCACTTTCAGTGGTATTACGGTGCATTGGGATCAAATCAATCAGAGCTTCGACGTCACGGGGCGAAAGTAATCCCCCGCAAGTTGAAAAAAAGCGCCCACCTGCGGTTTAATGGCTAAGTAATCATTCAATGCCATGGCGTCCATATCTTGTTTATCTAAATGACATACCACCCGAAACATAAATTCTTCACGTTCATAATGATCATCAATATCAGCCAATGCTTCAGAATGTTTCACCTTAGGTACCGCAAATTTAATGTGGCTAATTGTTTCTCCCAGCTCATTGGTAAACGGAAATACCAAATCAAATTCAAAGTCTTTACCCGTTAATGAATGATCATTCATTTCATCAGATGGCGTTAAAATAAAGGCGCGAATATCTTGATGTAATTGGGTGAAATCAGGCACCGATAGCTCTTCAAACTCGATCGGCGTTAAGTCCGTACAAGCTAAAATCATCGCCTTAAACTGTTTAAATTGTTCAGCTGCAGACAGATCATCTTTCATCACAAAAGGCAGCTTGCGAAACGCACCTAAGGTAATGGTATTAATCGTTAATTTATGACTACCTGAACGGTTAAAAAACGGTAGCGTAGTTTCTTTATTCATGGATTTTTCTCACAAAAAAAGCGCCCATAGGCGCTATCAGTCATACATCGATAGAAGATGGTTTAAATGATGCCGGCTAATCCCATCAAATCGACACCACCAATAATAGTTTTACCGGTATTCACATTGATGTCATGAACCACAATGCCCGTATCATGTTGGGTATACGCTTTACAGGTACCTTCAATAGTAATGGTTGGCTTCTCGCCCATCTTCACCGCTTCTTTCTTAATGGCCGTAATCGGTCCATACATCGAATAGGTTTCCACATAAGGAACACCATCGGTACTTTTGCCTTTTTCAACCACGTTAATCTGGGCATTACCCATGGTGTACTTACCCAAAGAACGCGATAACACCCCATGCTCACCTTTCACTTTTAATGACCAACTGAGCTTTTCTAAGCCTACCGTATCTTCAGAAGCCACAAATGCCCCTTCATTATTGGCTAATTTGGCTTTCACTTCCGGTGGCGTAAAGTCCACGATTTCATTCATCAATGGCACAGATTCAACCTGCGCCGTAATACGCATACGAATACGATCAGCCATTTACCACCTCATCAAGCCATGCTGCAATTAACCCGTTATCGACACTCATTTCATACACCATGTGTTCATTAGGCGAATAGCGGCCATAGTTCACACATAGGAACCATCGACCTGCCGTATAGTTTTCTAGATTATTCTTGGTGGGATGAAGAAAGGCTTTAAACACAGGAATGACGGTCTGCGCGACTAAGTCCTGTCCCCAATTGGTTAAACGATCAACAACTTGCTGCATGAACTCTTCAGTCAGTTGTTTACCCAATAACGGTTGGCTAGTTTCTTCTAACTTACGTGTCATCAAGTCTTCTAAACCAACATGAGAGATAAAACGCCCTGTATTAGTACGGTTACCAATAATCGAATAACCACCCATCCGTGTATGCGCTATCGTCACCACACCATGTTTATTCAAAAAATTCGCTTGAGTGGTTTTATCATTGATTTTATAAGCAATGTTACGGGCAGTTTCATCACACACCACTGAGCGATTTTGTGGGCTTTCCCAACCCGATACCGAAGCCATTGCCGCGACTAAAGCGATGGATGCCGGTATTAATACCTGTACACCGTCATAAGTTTTCAGAAACCAAGGATCGATGATGCACAGTTTATCTTCGCCCGTTCCTTCAGCGCCAAACCCTGCAGCAAACTCAGCCGCAGCCATATCATTGGTGTTTGGACCATCAAGCACAGGACGACAACGCACATCACGCCCAATTAACGCTAACTTTTGTCCTACCGCTTTTGAATGAAAACCAGGGGCGGCAATAATGGTGGGTATTTCAGGGCAAGCCTTAACGGTTTCCAAACCACGAATGGCACCAGTTGCCGAATCCACACCACCAATCACATTGGCTTCGGTTGCTGCAGTAGTTGCACCGACTTCAACCACCGTGACATAGAGCGCACATTTCACGTACTCAAATAAATAACGCACCACGGTAGGTAACGAACCTTGACGGTTACCGGTTGAATCTAATGCCATCATTGCATCAGCATAATTCCATAACCGTGTTGGCTCGTTATAGGCAACGGTGCCGCGTTTATCGGGAGCCGTACCTACCAAGTGCACGACTTGTTGTGCTAATGGCCCCATACTTGGTTGCGGCTCAATGGTGCGAACCTCAACCCCATTTAATTCAAAATCTTGAATAGGTGCTAATGAACTCATTATTGCTGTCCTTGGGCTTTTTGTTGGGAAGGAAGTTGTGCCGGTTTACCAATCTTGCCATTCATCAGCAAAAAGGCGGTTTGTGTTGGATGTAAAGCAATGGTGTTATCTGCAGGTAAATACCAACGTCCATTTAAACGAAAAGGCTGCAAGATCGGATGATCTTGCAGCCCTATTTGATTCAAGGTTGCCATGTTATTCCTTTATTATTCAGATTTTAGATACAAAAAAACCGCTGACTAAAAGCGGTTTCTAAATGGTTGGCTTTGCTGGCCATACAATGTCATCAGGATTATCGTAAGTTTGAGGAATGTCGCGTAATGCTTGGCGGTACGCAGTAAATTCAGCTTTCTTCTCGGAGGTTAATGGCGCATCAGGCATTTGTGTCCAATCAGTATGACGAACTAATCGATCTCTCTTTAAACGAATAGGCTCCCATATTACGTCTCTAATTAGTTGTTCTTGATAAGCTGGTTCTAAACTGTAACTATCTAATTCATCAATATTAATATTGATATACTGAATTCCATCTTTTATAAAACTAACAAAAGAATGCATCATTAAACTCCATCAGCTGTCGCAGCAAGATCGTAATTACTATTCCAATTCATAACAACCCCATTACGATCTCTATTTAAATTAACTAAATCTTTGTGAGTAGCATTGGATAGACCGACAGAATATAAATACAGTCCTCCACCAGCACATTCAATCAATTTTGGCATTGTTCGTTTACTCTCCCTTCGTATATAACTACAACGAGAAAGTAAAACAGAGGCTTCAGTTGGTCGGCCAGCTGAATGCAGTAACGGAAAACCAGAATGTGTAATATTGCCAGAAGATATTGTAACTGTAGGATTAGCAGGACGATCACCATTTGATACAAACCCTCGAGCATACATATCTAGTGGGCTATCTGTATCCAGATAATCATCGATTGTAATATGCACATAATAACAATGAACACTCATCGGCTGCTGAATAGTCCCAATCATACATTTGCTATTATCTATATAAGATACAACTCGAATTGTTGGCTTATTTGACGAGTAATTCCACGATGAAAAAATAATCGTTTTATTTGAAGCATTAATTTTTGTATTAATTAAATGCTCTTGTCCATCTTTCAGAGAACACCAAATAATAGCTCCAGAAGGTGCAGAGTCTAATACAGCTTGTATCGTTCGTTTGGCTGCTGCATGTGTATCACCACTTCGAGAATCATCCCCATTAATAGCATCAACATAACATGTAACATACATACTTTTTCTTATTTGCTCTGGTACTGCAGAAGTCGCAACATTAACTTTTTTATCAATCTCCCCAATCTTGCCATTCACGGCACCAGTTAAGTTTTCGGAGGCTTTAACTAATGCCCCTATTTGTTGTTCTAAACTCATTGATTAACTTCCATTAATTGTATTCGCCGCATCATTAAACGATGCTGCAAGTCGTGTAAAACCATCCGCAATCTCTTGCTCTAATATGGATACTTGGCCTGAGGTTGCATAGTGAGCTGGCGCATTACCACCAAACAGCGTGGTATCTGCCGCTTTACCTCGTTTAGTTAGAAATTGTGCATCCGCCGCCGTGATGCTGTAGACCTGATAGGCATTGGCTTTCTTGGCTAGCTCTGCCGTCATAGTGGCAGCAAAATGCGGATCATTACCCAGTGCCTTGGCCAACTCTTCAAAGGTATCTAATACTTCAGGTGCCACACCTATCAATTGCTTAATACGGGCATCAATTTGTGCCGGTGTTAAGGTATCAATCGTGTCAGCTTTATCATCAAGTGCAGGAATGGTGACCTGCAGTGTGACATTGCCTGAACCATCAAATGACACTGAGCCATTAGCATCACGACCAAGGGTTATGGTGCGAGCGACTTTGAGTTTATTCGCCGTTGCGGTGTTAGCGCCTAAGGTAGAAAGCGGATCATCAAGATAAGAACGTGGATAGATTTCTGTTTTGTCAGCTTTTAATCGCAACTTGCCATTAATCACACCCATCACGTTATTGAGTGCCGCTATCAGTTGGTCAATTTTATTGTTTAACACCCTCACTCCTAAGCAGAAAGTTCCCCCGCATGAAAGTTAAAGCCATTGGTGATATTACTAATGACGCTATCTAGCAATAAAGCGGTTGATTGGGTAACTTCAGAAGCCGCTACTGCTAATGCTTTGGCTTCTGCAGCTGTCGCTAAGACTTCTTCACTAACTGTACCCACTGGCCCTTGCTGACCAACCGTTACCACCTGAATGTTGGGTTTCACTTGCTCTCGAACGACAGCAATCCCTTGAGGTAACCGCACTGTTATCACGCGGTCAGTATTGAGCGTGACCAACACTTTTGCATTCGCGCTAATCATCAACCGCCCCTTTTATCAGTACAGCAGGACCGCGTAATATGCTGTAAGGATCACCACTCGGAAAGGTTACCCGCACTTCATAACTCGCGTTCTCCCATGCTATTGGTTGGTGGCCTTGGGTTTGATCATGAGTCACTTTGATATCAAGTGCATCGCTTTGCTGTGGGTGTTCAATAATGGTGATATGTCCAGATTCTGTGGTACCCCGTACCAGCACTTCACCCTCAATCGAACGAACAACAAAAACAGCGGTACACCCAAACAATTTCACATAAGGGTTACTGTCATCCCCCGTTGTCCAACTCACATCAAAACCAAAGGTTGTGCCGGAAATAATGCTCAGTAACAGCGGTCCCTCCATTGTGCATGCCATAATCCCTCACACTCTTTTCTCTAGTTCATTAAAACGAAATAGCAATTCAAGATGGCGCGACATATTGCCAATTTGAGCCGTTGCCATAGTGGTTAACTCTTCACCCAATAACAGATTTATATTGTCATTACCGACCTCAATCGTGATGCTATTTGACGGTAACGGAGAGACATCTAGCGTGAACTTCTGCAACCAGCTGGCATTGGCTGATTTATACGCCAATAAAGTATTAGGCACTGAATAGACCGCTAATAAGGTGCCGGTTTCTAAAAAGAATCCGACTTCTCGCACTTCATATTCCAGATTGCCTTTAAATACCGCCGCCATACGTAGTTGTGTTAGGCTCAACTCTTCCCAATCTGAAATCAGTTCACGTTGCCTTTCGTTGTACAACGCTTTTTGTTCAGGTGTTGGCTGATAACTGCGGTCACCTGCCGCTATCCATTTAATCGCCCCTTTAATGCCTTTGTTTTTGGCGCTAATTAGCTCGGCCAATCCCACTTTAGTAAATTGAACAACGGGTGAACTCATGTTCTTGCTCCTAACGTTATATCGGTACTCATCACCATACGCATACCGCCTGCAAAATAGCTCCCTCCTGTACACCACGTATCATTAGGCATGCATCCCTGATACGACTCATCACCGACCGTGGTATGAAAGTAACCACCTGAAACACCAAAGGGAGCCAATACCAACGGTGATGGTGGCATGATGCCGGTCGCTGAATCATCGTAATCAACAACGGATGGCTGTTTTGCCCCTAAGAACGTGAGCCCAGTGTCTAAACCAAAGGCTAAAATCAGTTCAACGGTGTCACGCTCAGACTTGGTGTTTTCAATCCGTGTCAGCATTCGTTTAGCGGTTTTTTGATTCACTGGCTCATTACGTTTCCAAGCTACCACCTCAATATGATAAGAACCCGGCGGCGCTTCCATCTGATACCAAGGGGTAACTTCAATATCACAATCCAACGCATCCATAGCCACCGCTAAACCATGACGCGTCCCCGCTTTTCGGTGGATTTCAAAGGCGTTATCTGCCGTTTTACGCTGTTGTTCTAATGAATCTTCAGGTCGCCAATCGGTTACCCCTCGCTCACCAGCGAGTAAGGAAACAAAGTGCTCTGAGGTTAATCGTGGTTGTTTCAGTTCTGGAAAGGGATCGCGTTGGTTAGCCAGTAAGGTATGCCAGGCATACTCTAAGGATTCTTCAATCAGGGTGCGATTTTCAGGTTGAACAGAAATAAAAGGCTCAGTCACCTCGAACATCAATGATCACCTCCGTACAATACGGCGCTTCATCCCACTGGCAAATAACATCAGCTGCAGGTTCGTGGACTTTGGCGCGTTTTGCCCCTAACTCATAAAGAATGTGTGCCACCTCTTCTCTATCAACAATGCCATTGAGCTTATGGCGTTTTTCAGCTAACGCCCATGCTGCTTGTTCGGCTTGGGCTTTATCAACATGCGAGCTTGGATCAGAGCCGGTATACACTGTGGCCACAATTCGATACAGCTTTGGAGCCGCACTTTTCGTGGTGATTTCATCAGACTCTTGAGCTATATCATCACGTTGAAGGTAATCAGCCACCCGCTTTAATAACGCAGCACTGGCAATGCCTTGTGGATGTTCTCGACTTAGCACTGCCACACACACTTTGCCAGAGTTAGGCGCTAACATTTTAGGAATTGCATCTTTCACCGGCATCGGCCTGTTTAAATGCTGAAACTCATACCGCATCACCACCGCATCGGGTTTTGATTCAATCTTTATCAGAGGTCGTTCATCTAAAGTCAGTGCATGGAATTTATACCCCATTCGCGTACCTGTGGTATGGAACTGATAAGGCGCTAAATCAAACCGCTGCAGTAGGCTTGCATCTGATTCCATGATGGCGGGTTTAGGTGGAAAAATACTGTTATCACTCGGCGTTAATACTTGCCGCTTTAAGCCATATTGCAATGCCAGCAAATCCACCATGTCGGATTCAGTGACGAACTTACGAAACATCTGTAAGGCTTGGTGGTTTTGCTCTCTAATTTCAGCCACTCGCTTTAACACAAACGCCTGAGTCACTTGTGCCAGCAGCTCACCATCGTTGGTCATGGCTTGGTGTAATAATTGCGCCTTATCGGTATCTGACTTAGCACAATACGCCACTGCAGCTTCAATATACTCATTCAGTAAGGTTTCAAATTCAGGTACCACAAACGCTTTAGGTAAACTCATAACCGCACCTGTAATTCAATATCATTGCCTCGCCACACGCCTTTCACCATCACTGAAAACCCCGCATCACTTGGTATCGCTTGGCACTGTTTGGCTTTAAATTGAGTTAAGCCATTAGCTGGATTAGCCAATGCTTCGAGTGATAGGTTTTGCACTATCATGGCTTCAGTTGGGTTTTGCATTCGACCTAAACGGGCAATGGCTTTATTGCCTATTTGGCGGCGCTTAACGCGTGAGGTCATTTGTGTTGTCAGGATCCGTTCAAACCGACAGGTTAACGCAGCCATACCCGTGACGGTTTTCCCTGTTTTAGGATCAATCCCTATCATTGTTGTTGCTCCGTTTTACTGGTGTTAGGGTTTCCATGCATGTGGATATGATCGTTATAAATCTTACGATCCGCAGCCATCGAACGAGTACCATCAGCAACATCACCCGAAGCACGATAATTACCCTCTTGTTCTATATCACCCACCACTTTGACACCACCAGGATAATGCGCCGTTAATGCACCAGTATCTAAGTCATAACACTCAGTCATACCGTTGCCGTAATCGGTCATCACTTGGTTTTCTTCGGTCGTCGGACAAGGAAAGTTTGTTGAAGGTAATCCCATCAGAGCAACGGAATTATTGAGGTTATCACCACAGCCTAAGTTAATTAGAATACACTGTTCACCAACACTAGGACGGCGGTAATGACTGACTCGCCCAGCACTATGAACAAAGAACGGCACCCGCGTTGCCTTATTCTGGCCAGCGGTAACATCAACGGCTTGATTCGAGGTCGCAGCCACCACGCCTAAGCGAATAATATTGCCCGAAGAACGGCGGTTTTCTTCCACTTCTTCACGCAAAGCCATCACTTCTTTTTCTAACGAACGGATCCGTTCAACTAATGCCCTCAACATTGGCTTGCGTCCCTATAATCTCATGCCAATCGTGTTCAATCTGCCCCATAAAAATACGCTGCTTGATGGTGACAACCCGTAAGAACACCCCATTATCAGGATTAAAACGACGCGGAAGATTTGAAATCAACCGCGCCTCTTCAACATCATCCACACAACCAAAGCGTTGATTGAATAACTCACGCTCAATACGGCTAGATAAGTCCAGCGCCACCACATCAAAGTTAGCTTGAGCAATCGGCACTTCTACCAAGAATCGCAGCTCAATTTCATGGATTTTACGACCATCATTATTAGTGTGATTAATGGATTGGCATTCACCACATTGGTAACGCACGATAGGTGCACTTGGCTCGGTTTCTTCACGTTGATAAGCGGTTTCTATCTTGCCGAGCTGTAAACGCTGTTCTAATCGTTCAATGACAGTCATCACCCATTCACTTGGAGCCCGAAAGAATGAATTGGAACTCACGATGAAAAAACTCCTCAAATTTACGGTTTAAATCGGGTAAGTAAGAATCAATGATATCTTCTGCTTCTTCACTAATATCAATGGTGACTAACTTTATGGATTTTCGACCTTTATTTTCACGACGAAAGACCAACAGTTGATCACTGTCCATTGGTGAAATAAACGCACCATCATAGAAATGGCCACCCACTTGCACCCCTTTACCATTTTGAATCGGTGTCCCTAATCGATGCACACCAAGGCTTCTTACCCCCACCCACAGCTTTGACATACCGCCGTTTTTATAAGTTCTAAAACGGGTGGTCATGGCTTTTGAATCAATACTGAGTTCATAACCTAAATCGGCCATTGAAGCCGCCCTTAACCAGCGATTGGTTTTGATCATCGCTTGTTTAGCCGCTTTGGCTAATTCATCGGGAAGGTAAGAAAGACGGGCAAGAAAACGGGTGTCCAACACCATGTTAGTATTCAGAGAAGTCATGTTTAATCCCTGCTTGAGACAGATTTAAAACATATTCACGCTGCAGCTGACTGTCTTTGTTACCCTTGCCTTGTTCATGACCAGAGAACGCCAAGCTATAACGCTTACCCTTTATCATCATGGTTGATAACGGTGGCAAACAACTGGCCGTTAATAACCGTTTAATAGCATGACCTTCTGATGATTGGTGTTTGATATAACCTTGAATTTTCCGTTGTTGGCCATCGGGTAACATCACCACTAATTCACTGCCAAAACACTGCTGAATAGAGGCTCGAATCAACTGCCGAGCATCATCAAATACACTCTTCATTGATCACCTATCATGTGAGTTAACTGATTAAAGCTACACCCATCAGCAACACGCAATTATCAATGAATGAGCCAACAGGTACGGTGACAGCACCTTCACCCGTAGGTAACGTTTTAGTAAACACCCCATTATCAAAATAAGCTGCCTCACCGATAAATGATGGAGAATCGCCGGCTTTAATTGGTCCATCAAACAAACCACGGTAAGTACAGCTCACCACTTGGCCTTCTTGCGCAGAATAGTTCGGTATCACAATCAACGCACCGTACTTAACTGGCACATCTTTCACAAAACCACCCACTGGCGCTTTTAAATCAATCTTTGAACCATCAGCAATACGCATAGTGTTCTCTGTCCCTGTTGTTTATTTCACTTATAAAAAAGGATGCCGAAGCACCCTATAAGAATAGATATTATTTGGCGGCAAATGTTGCCTGAGCGATGCCACGACGATCGAGCACTTTCGAGGTCACATCATAAGTAATACGGAACTTCACACCGTCACTGCTCCAACCATCCCCCGTTTCTAACCAAGGATCTTGTGCGCCATCAAGAAAGCCCATCACCACCGAATCAAAATCTTTGCCGGTTAACGCAATCGCACCATTAATCATTGCTAATCGTGCGGTTTCAACCACCTTGGCAAACTTCTTATAGGCAGGATTAAACGTATCAGGTTTGCTGGCCGTATTAAGTACCGCTTCTAAGAATGAAGCATGGTCAGGGTTGGCTAACAGGATTTCACCGCGTAAATCTAATGCATCCCCTTCAGAGGTGGTCGCGGTCGCAAAGGCTTTATGCAGCGCCATCACTAAGGTTTGATAATCAGCAGCTGGAATATCATTGACTAAGTTACCCCATTTATTGGCACCACCCGCTTGGAACACACTCTTACCATCTCCCATTTTTCCGCTCAGAATGGCGTTAAACATCAACTTATCCGACAAACGATAAGCTGATTGCATGAACTTACGCGGGATTTTTGAGATCAAGGCAATCTCATCATTGATGATAGCTTGACGAGTAAAGGCAATTTCACGACCAAAACTGGCTAACTGAATTTTCTCTCCACTGCCTTTGATAGTGGCTGATTTGTATTCACCGTCTTCTGATACCGCCATTAAATCAGGCGCATCATTAATCAGAATTAAATCGGTTTCTTTAAAGTTAGGCAGGTTTTCAGTATTCGCCAAGTCTCGCCATAATGGTGCACGTACTTGTGCTTCATCTCGCATCACCGTTCGTACACTTTCGGTGATGATGTCAGCAAAATCGCCGCTGTTAAACGCACGAGCGACTAATTCATTCTTGTTACCGCAATATTTAGCATCCTTACCCACCGCGATTTCAGCCATATCAAGTAAGGTTTTTAAGCGGTACGGGTTATCTTTTTCAATTTCTCCCGTACCACAACGGGCATTTAGGGCATTTTGCAGCGCATCTTTAATAGTATTACCGTTGCCCACATGAATATGGGTATTGGTTAACCCTGTTGATGGTTGTTCTGCATTGGGCTCTTGGCCATTAATGGAAATCGAACCCAAGTATTGCAATATCTTGAGCGAACTATCTTCAGCACTGCAATTTAAATCATTGAGCATTTCATCACGCAGCGTGTCACTTACCTTATGGGTTGCACACAAAGCACGAATAGTCGATTGACGTTGGTTCTCGTTTTTTAACGCATTTTGTAATGCATCGTTATCGATAGGTTTAGGCATAGGATCACTTTGTTGGTTTATTAGAGGTTCAGGTGTCGGTGTTGCTGGCGGTTGCACAAGCTGATTCAATAAATCATCAGGGGTATGTTTAAAGGCTTTGGCTTGCAGCTCAGTGGCAGAGACTTTTTTAAGGCAATTGGATAAATCCACAGCATCAATCACCGCATCAATCAAACCAAACTCCAACGCTTGGTTGGCGGTGAACCAGGTTTCTTTTGCCATTGCTTGCAGCACATCATCTAACGACTTACCACAGCGTTCGGCATAGGCTTCTGCTATGGTCTGCTTGGCGTTCTTTAGTTGGGTTAACGCACTTTCTATTTCATTTTCACCACCCCAAGCACCAATAGCAGGATCATGAATCATCAGCTTAGCGTTTTCGGGCATTTGAATTTCATCGCAAGCCATTAAGAAATAGCTAGAAATCGATGCTACTAACCCATCAACGATGCCAATGGTTTTACCTTTATGGGCTTTAATGGCGTTATACATCGCCAGCCCTTCATAGACCGAGCCACCATAACTTTGAATACGGAACTCAGCATCTTGCGAGCCAACTGACTGCAGGGCTTTGATTAAATCAATGGCTTCAATGTCATAACTACCAATGTCACCATGGATCCACACCTTCACCGGTTGGCCTTCGCCTTGGTTATTAAGCGTGAACCACGATTTAGTTGTCTTTGGCATGTTGTGCCTCTTTGGTTGTGTGTTGGATCTTCGTTTGAACGTTATGCGCAGGATCAGCCGTACTCACAATGGCATCATCATTCATGGCTTGGCGTTCGGCTTTTATCTCGCGGCGTACAGCAACAGGGTTATAGTTGCGTTCACGTTGGAAGTGACTGAGTGATTGCAGCCCTAGACGAGTCCCTTTTTCAATACCACTCATCTCTTTAGCGGGATCAATCCACGGCATCACAGGCGCTTGATAAATAGCATTAAGTACTGAAACCGCATCCACTTCTTTAGGCACTACCAATTCCCGCGATAAAATCGCCATCTGTAGTGCCATTCGATATTGAGGACGGGTCCAACTGGTAACGAACTTACGTTGTAAAATTCGATAACGGGCAAAGGAATCAATCAGCTCTTGCCGTTGTGCTGAATAAGAACCGGTGTAATGACGGGTGACACTTGAGCAGTTAACACCTGCACCGGATGCCGCTAATCGCATTTGAGCATCACGAAATGGACTGCTCATGGCTTCTTGGCGCTTACTTTCAACAATGCCGGCATCTTCACCTGGGGCGAGTTCAAAACTGTTCCCCATCCCTAGAAAGATATCGCCGCCACGTTCAAAGTTATCAGCCTCACCTGAGCCCGTATCTCGTTTAATGAAATAGGCAAAGCGACTGGCAATCTGTGCACTAACACGCTCTGATTGATCGTAATCTTCAATATCAGCAATCAAATCTAGAACCGAATGCAGCAGTGTTACCCCTCGGTTTTGATGAAATCGACGGGTGAATTTTAAATGCGCCACAAATCGCGCATCGACTTCAGTAAAGGAAAAACCATGCGCATCACGCTGGATCAGCAATGACACCATCTGACCTAAACCATTACGACGAATACCTTCGTACATACCCTTTTCAGGCTCGTTGATATTCAGGGGAATGTAATCAGGCTCAAATGGCTGCACCCCAAACGGCGTTGTTGATGGGTATTCAATCCCTGCATCTCGTCCTAGGTAATAACGGGCAAACACTTCACCATCTCGCAGCCACGTTCGACAGGCTAACCATTCGGTTTCAGCCCGTGATAACTCACCATCAATGTTTTGTTGCAATGAAAACCGTTCAAACCATTCGCTGATCTTACGGGCAAAGTCAGTGTGAACATCACCGTTCATGTCTAACGGCTGTGGTTCAATCATAATGCCGTTAGGTCCTACGACATTGGCACACAGTTCATCAAGGATGGCGGTAACATAAGGCGTGTTTTCATCCATATGTCGTGCACGTTCGCGTAAAGATTTCGCATCTTTATTGATTTGGTTGGCTTTGCCAGTAGAACGAGCATTACGTTTTTTGGTATGAGGATTAGCAGGCAATGCAGCTTGGTATTTATTAATCAGGTTACGGTTATAAAGCCGTTCAGCCCCCGACTTAGGGTTAAAATAACAAATGATACGATCGGCTATATTCAATTTACTCAAGGTAGTTTCTCCGGATCATACTGCGGCGTCCTCCCTGATTTTCACGGCTAATCAACTGCTGCAGACGTTCTATTTCACGGCGAACCGTTGCCAAACTCGCAAAGGTCAGCTTTTCCCCTTCTGCTGTTTCAACCGCTTGTTGCATCAAGATCTTTTTCTCGGCATCGAGATACCACTGCAGCCGTTCACGTTGGGTTGTCATCCAAAAATTCCTTTTGAGTGGTTATATCGTCGACGCGCCACCCGCTCAAACTTCGGCGTTTGGTCTGCATCAACCACATTGCTATTAAATTGCCAATCAGCAGCCCATGCTGGCGGGTTATCCCAATGGATATCATCACCGCCTTTGTAATGCATACCGGCTTCGGCATAGGCACATAAATCAAAGGATTCATTACGTGCACCATCAGGCTTTTGCCAATGGCCAAGCTCATCAATATATTCAACGGTAAGTTCATCAAACCAAACCCGATCCGCCCAACCCGGTAAATGAAAGAACCGCGCACCAAACTCTAATCGTGAAAAACTGGCAGCAACACGATTTTTTAAACGGTTGGTATGCAGCATTAACAATGGGATTTCACCGTTGGCCAACTTACTGCGTTTATCGGGATAGGTTTCTTTAACAAGATCATCGATATCACGGCTTGCCCCTTTCACTAATCGGAATAGATGCGATAAGCCATGCCCTTTGAGGCGGTTATAAAACTGATAAGCATGATCGGTAACAGATGAGCTTTTCTGCTTACCTTTTTTCTTCTCACCTGAGCCACCGGAATCACATAGGGTTAATACCGGCTTCATCACCCGTCCTGAACCATCCGCTAAGGGATAGGTTTTCTTGATCACTTGCTCAATCAATAAATCCCAATCTTCGGCATACACCATTGGGTTAATACGGTCATTGTTACGATAGGGATTAGTAAGGATTTCAAAGCGGTCAATCACCCACCGTTGCAGCCCTTCACCATAAACATGGGCTTGCACCACAAAACGTGGGTTCTGTTTGCCGCCTTGCACATCGATGGACATCATTAAGAAGCGTCCACCTAATGGCACAATGCCACGTTCATGATCAGCAGCTCGCGCCATTAACTGATGCGCACCGACTTCTTGACCACGCGACTGCATCACATAAGGTCGCCCCATACGGACGTTGATAAAGGTTTTTAATGACTCTTCATCACCACAGTCTTTGTACAAGGCATCCGCATTAAGAAAGCGATACACCAAGTTTTCCCAACTGGCATAGGCTGCCACAATGCCTTCAAACCAAAACGTTGCCCATTTACTGGTTCGAATGGCTGATTCATCGGTGACAACATCACCATATTGGTCAATTTCACCATCACGAAACCAACGGCCTTCAAGGTTCATTGTCTGTTTTTGTGATTCAGTATGGCGATGGCAACAACGAGGACATTCCACCCAAGCGGTTTTAGCGGCTTCTAAAGGCTCAGGATGTTGTTCCCATTTGAGGGTTTCAAAATCAGGACGAAAATAGCTATGACAGTCTTGGCATAGCCAATAGAAACGGCGGCGATCACCTTGGTTATATAAGTCAGCTATACCACCACAAGGCTGAGATTCATGCGGTGATAAGTCTTCAACCCGTTTAGGGTTACGCACAATACGACCAGGAGAAGATTCAGCCATCACCATACCGGATGATTTTGCGTTTTGAACACGCATCAGCATCAGTTCAAACTTAGAACCTTCTTGGCCTACCGCATCATCAGCACGATCGTAATCGGTCGCGCCGGCATAACGATACGTAGATGCAGATAAACTGGTTTCAGTGGCAGAATCCAACTTTAAGATCATGCCATTTTTAAATTTCTTCGAGGTGATATTGTCATCAGCCTTACGCCCTGTTCGCAGCTTGGCAATGCCTACGGTAGCTGAAAAGCTTCGTTCTAAATCAACCTTCGACATATCGGTAGCTTTAGTCTTGGTACTGTAGATAAGCAGCATGTCACCAGGGGCTTGGGTGACGGTATAATTTATCCAACCTTCCACCATCGCTTTGGTTTTTCCTGAACGCGCAGGACCAACCACAATCACTGCTTCATAAATACGTCGAGCCAAACAATTTAACGGCTCTCGCATATACGGGACTTGTGACGATAAGAACTTAGTCACATCGGTACCATCTGAGATCCACAGTTCATCATCAGCTGCTTCCACCGGTGTTTTATCCGTGGGTGCACACAAGTAAGCAAAACTGCGACGAATAGCTTTGGCATTAGCAAACTCAATCCCTAAACGGGCATCAAACTGTCTCAAGCTCATCAGCGACCGCCTTTAAATCAAAATTAAGCAGAGTTTCTAAATCTTCAAGTTGTTGCGGTGTCGCGGTAGGAATAGCGGATTCAATACGGGTGATCACCTTGTCTTTAAAGCCTTTAACACTGGCAATACAGACAGCAATTTCATTTTCATAATCTTCTTTGGTGACACTCTCACCAGATTCCCGCATCAAAATCAGCTTTTCACGTTCACTTTGTACATACGCCCGTAATTCAGCTGCCGTTTTAAACCCCATTAAATCGGGTGCATCTGATTCTTTACGCGGTTGTTGGCATAGGTATGGCGCGACTTGCACCACATCATAAAGTGGCGTGTTGCCCTTATAAGCGACAGGAGAAACCCCTGCCGCTTTTAAGTTCTTACGAATGGTTGAACGGTGTTTACCAAACTGTTCAAGTTCGGTGGTATTCCAAAAACGTTTTTCATTATTCATGGCACTCTCAATCGTGGTTATGGCTCTCCCTCTGTAATGGGTAACGCCGCACATTGTATTGGATCGTTATAACAACGGCGTAGATTTTCAATTTGTGCAGCACACAGCGAGAAATGGTGTAACCACACCGGATCACGTTTAGCAGCTTCACCCCAAGTCATGGGCGGTTTATGAAATGGTTGTTTGCAGCTAATCAAATACGCAGCAGGTGGTTTGATGTATTCAATTTTGTATTGAGTCACCACTTGCGGGCTTGGTGTAGTACAACCACTGACTAGCGTTAGGGATAGGCAAATCAGCACACTTTTCATGAGCAATATCCTTATCGATTTGACGTTGCGCTTTTAACGCCCGTTGTTGCCATTGCTGACGTTGACGCTCGTTATGCTCGGCGGCTAATCGTTCTTGGTGAGATGCTTGCTCTAAACGGGTAATGGTAGATTGCATCGACTGATTAACTTCCACTAACTGATTTGATTTGGTTTGTTGTTCCACAACCAGTACTTGAGCCGCTTCCAGCTTTTGCACCACATGTGAATACTTCCACATCAACATCGATACCACAGTTAATACACCAACAACCCCGATTAGCTTAAACTTACTGATAGCCATACAAGCAAACCTTTTGCTCTGCTAAACGGCGTTTAACAATACCTGCACAGTGACTGCTATCAAGTCGGCAATCTTTACCATTCACATACACCCAGCGTGGAAACTCATTACAAGCAGCGGTTAAATGCCCTGCTTTAAGTTTCTTAAGATAGGTGGAACTGCGAAAGTTGCCAGCCCCTAGGTTAAACACGAATGACACAGCCATATCGTATTGAGGACCAGCAGGTAATGTCACTTGCCTATCAACCACCTTTTCCGCCGCACTGATATCTTCAATGTACCAATCCGCAATGGTTTCGGTGGTTGCTTTGTCTCCTTGTTTTACTCCTTTGGTATGGCCTAACCCTGCAGTCCAACGGTCAGCACTGCATTGATAAGCGGATGATGAACACCCCTCTAAATTACTGATAAACGCTAATCCATCAGGGCTTGTTTTTAAATCGTGATGAGTACCAGCAACAACCGCCAGCACACTCGCGACCAAGCAGCCAATAACGCCACTAGTCTTCTTCAATTTGCTCATAAATTTTCTTCACCTCTGGATGGTTTTGCAGGGCTTTGAGGGTTCGATGTCGATAAAACCAGTTAATAAACGCGGTAAATACGGTGGCAAAAATAGAGATGAGCACCCCTATTTCGTTCATGGAAAGACCAGAGGCTACACCGGTTAAACCTGCCCACAGGTAGGCAAACCAGCTAATAACTTTCTCTCTCATAGGCGAATTTCAGACATAAAAAAACCGCCTCAAAGGACGGTTATGGATTTAATGGGATCCTAAAACGACAAAGCCCCACCGAGTAGGTGAGGTTCTGCAATGTGGAAAGATTGCAACATAAAACGAATAATGTCAATTCTAGTCATTTAAAAAAAAACGAAATACGCTATAATTCCATACAACAATATACATAAAAAAAGGCACAGCAATGACCAATCCAATAGTACAATTAGCTGAAATACAAGACAATATAATTAGCGAAATAGAACATGCCAAACAAAATATAAAAACTGATGGTTATCCAATGTCTATTGGTGAAATTATCAATTTATATCGTGATGGCGATATAATTCTCGACCCTGCTTTTCAAAGATTATACCGATGGGAAGATGAGCAAAAAACTAAACTTATAGAATCCATATTAATAGGAATCCCAATTCCTGAAATATTCGTAGCCCAAAAAGCAGATAATACATGGCATGTCGTTGATGGTGTTCAACGCCTATCTACAATATTACAACTAGCTGGCGTACTAGATACTTATACTCCTTTAACACTTCAAACATGTAAATATATCCCATCATTAGAAGGGCAATCTTGGAAGACTTTGCCGATAGAAATTCAACGAGCATTTCGTCGTTCTAAAATAAAAATAAGTATTATTCTTACTCAGAATAGCGATGAGGCACAGTATGAATTATTCCAGCGATTAAATACGGGAGGAAGTGCTCTATCTCCACAAGAAGTTCGTAATTGTTTAATGTTAATGATTAATCCAGAATTCTTTGATGTAATCAATGAATTGAAAGATTATGATAACTTCAAGCAATGTTTACAACTAAATGAAGATGATTATAAAAAAGAAAATCATATGGAACTTATTCTTCGAATGTTTATTGGTTATGAAAATAAAGTTAAATATGAAGAATATGGCTCTCTTCATTCTATTATTATGGGTGATTTTATTGATAAAGAAACTATAAGGTTAATGAAAAATTCAGATACAGAAAAATTCAAAGATATATTCAAAAGAACTTTTGATAAGCTAAAAAACTGCCTTGCTGATCAATCATTCCATAAATACGACATTCAAAAAGATCGATTCAAAGGTGGGTTTAATGTTTCTGTATTTGAAATGCTTACAATTGGAATATCATCAAATATAACTCAAGTAGAACAGTTAGGTAATGATTTATTAATTGCGAAAATTAAAGAAATCTATGTTACAAATGAAATTCAAACTAGTTTTGGTCGCGGAGTTAGAGCTATAAAAAGATTTAAAGATGTTACTAATTTTTCTAAAACTTACTTTGAATAAAAAGAAAACTAATGGATAAGTTAGATATTTTCACTAATCATTTAGAAGATGATTTATCATGGAGAAAGCAAGAACTAACTATGTTATTTCTTAGCCATTCAGATGCAAATGAGTTCATCTTAAATAAATCATTGATTTTAATGATTTATTCTCACTGGGAAGGCTATATAAAAAACTCTTGCAAACAATATTTACTATATGTTTCCAAAAATAAAATACAAACAAATTTATTAACATCAAATTTCAAAGCTATTATGGTGAAAGGTCATGTTAATGAAGTAATAAATAGTAATAATGCTCTTACTTTATCAAATGAAATATCATTACTTGAGAAAATAAATGGGAATATATATAAAAACTTTAATATCCCTGATACCATTCTTGCAGAAAAAGACAAAACATTCATTAACACTCATGATAATTTAAACTTTAAAACACTAAGATCATTTTGTAAAATAGTTGGTATAGGTAATATTGATTTTATTGCAAGCAGACAAAACTATATAAATGAAACATTATTAGCGCAACGCAATGCAATTAGTCATGGAAATAAAATAGATCCAGAATCAGTAGCATTCAATCTCAATAGAGACAGTATTTTAAAGTTAAGAGATTTAATATTTTTAATTATGGATTATATAAAAGATGAATTATCTATTTTTGCAGAAAACGAGTTTTATTTACAAAAAAACGAAGATAAAAAACTAGTTCATATTAATTTAGTTTCGAATAACATTAAAACAAAATTAAATAAGATATTTCCTCCTGAAGAATAATATCTATTATAAAAAGAAGAGAGGTTATCCTCTCTTCTTTTTTATGCTATTCGTGCGGTCCCATAAAACGATCACCATTAAAGTGGATCATATGATCAGGGTTATCTGCAATCCATACTTCTGTTTCCCATGCAATATCAGCTGCATTTTTTCTGAACTCATTTCGATGAGGGAAAGCTGTTACATAAACACGCCCTACTTTACATCCTTTTAAAGCTTCTTCTAGTTCCAACCAACGTTTAGGGCTAACTGGACCATGGCTAGTTACTGCTTCAATTAAGAATAACCATTTTCGTTCCACATCATAAACAACAACATCTGGTAGTTTATCGTGAGACATAGGTGGAACATTCAGTGATTCAAGATATTCTTTTTCTAGAATCATGTGCTTGCCCCCTTCATTACGGCTACTAGCTGTATCCCCGATGTAAAGCACCTTACCTCCTTCTTTTACAAAACGAGGACAGAACTCATGAACAATATCTGCATGAAGTTGATTGTGAGCCCCTGGAGACAACTTTATTTCCATACCATTTGGTAGCTTAACTGGAATTTTCTCTTTTTCTATTGTGCGTTCGTATTGTGCTTGTAGAGTCGGTACAGCATCAGAAAATACTTTTACCAATTCTTTCCAATTACCGTTAGGGTATGCGTGCAAAATATCAATAATAGGTTGATTAAGTGAATAGTTATTATCTTTGCTATTCGTTGCTCGTGCAGGATCATCCCTATTACGATCAACTATTTGTGCTTGATCAAATTGATGAAGAGTTTGACGCCTAATAGTTTCGCGTGAGTTTGGTTTGTAATCCTTATCATATTCCGTACGGATGAAATCCATTATGCTTACAGTTGGTAATAGAGGAGCCGTAGCAGCACTCCAATCATCCTCAGCTCTAACATTTGCTAATGATAAGAATACCCAACCAGATCTATCGTTATATTGTTGACTTGGAAGCCCAAGTGCTTTGAGGATTTCTTTAGCTTGTTCCAGTTTTAATGTCTTCATTTTTATCATGATTTACTGATACTAAAATAATTCTTGATTTACTCTACACCAAGCATCAGCTTCTTTCTTTCTTTTAAACATTTTTTTTGCGATACTCCCTACAAATTAATTACTGTATAAATGATCAAGTATGACTGAACTAACAAGAAATTTATCTCTTAACCTAAATGATATTGCAGATGCAAATAGGCTTGAAGCAAACAAGCAACTTGATGAAAAACTAAGAGGTAAACTTGGGCAATTTATGTCATCTTCTTCAGTCTCGAAGTTGCTAGCTAATATGTTTGAAAATGTAGATGGCGAACATCGATTACTCGATGCTGGTGCTGGTGTTGGTTCATTGACTGCGGCTTTTGTAGAGCGTGTAAGAGAACATGCAAGCAGCATTGACTCAACTTGCTACGAGCTTTCAAATGTAATGAATCATTATCTTTCTGATACATTAAAAAATTGTTCAAATACGTGCAACCAGAATAATATTACTTGGATACAGCAGGTAATTGAAGATGATTTTATTGAGCATACAGTGAAGACTTTACTGCAAGATAATTATATTCCAAAGTTTAATAAGGTTATTATTAATCCTCCATATTTAAAGATAGCGGCTAAAGGTAACGAAAGACAATTACTGAATAAGGTCAAATTTTCAACAGGTAATCTATACTCTGCTTTTGTAGGCTTAGCTATCAAATCATTAGAAGAACATGGCGAGTTAGTAGCCATAACTCCTCGTTCATTCTGTAATGGACCATATTTTAATGATTTCCGTAAATTAATTTTAAATAACTGCTCTCTTAACAAGATTCATGTTTTTAACAGTCGCAAATCAGCATTTAAAGCAGATAAAGTATTACAGGAAAATATTGTTTATCATCTAACAAAAGGTGAACCTCAGCGTAAAACAGTAATAGTCACTTCTAGCGCTTGTGCTGAAGATCCTAATCCAATTGTATTTGAAGTACCTTTTAAAGAAATCGTCAGTGAAAATAATCCTGAACGATTTATTCATGTCATTACAAGTGAAGATGAAAGACAGATAGCCATTAAAGCAGGAGGACTACCTTGCTCTCTTGCAGATCTAGGCATTCAGGCTAGTACCGGTAAAGTTGTTGATTTCCGTACACGTGATAATCTATGTACTGATTATCTTACTGATTCTGTGCCTTTAATTTACCCTCAACACTTACAGAACTGCTCTATAAATTGGCCTATTAAAAATGCAAAAAAACCTAATGCACTATTAAATAATAATAATACAGCTAATTTAATGGTACCAAATGGCACTTATGTCCTAACTCGAAGATTAACAGCCAAAGAAGAAAAAAGAAGAATCGTCGCTTCAATCTATACTGCTGATATAGCTGATGTTGACGTTGTTGGCTTCGAAAATAAAACAAATTATTTTCATGCACTAGGTCAGCCTTTAGATGATGACTTAGCTAAAGGACTATGGTTATTTTTAAATAGTTCTCTTGTAGATAAGTACTTCCGACAAATGAACGGTCATACTCAAGTAAATGCAACTGATTTAAGAACACTTCGATACCCTCATAAAGAACAATTAATTTTGATGGGAAGATTAATTGACTTTAAAGAGTTTAATCAAGAAAGAGTTGATAAAATAATTGAAAGTATTATTAATTAATTTTCTATCTATAATATCTTACATATCAAATAACAACCAGCGTCACTATCTTTATTGTTAGCCATAAAATATCACATCAGTAATCCAATAACGATGTAACTTTATTGGATTACTGTATTCTCTATAAATTTACGCCACAAGCCTACCCTCTTCCCTCTTAACCTGCTCTTCCATTGCCATAACTGCCACAGTCCTATTTTTTACCAACCATAATCCCAACTGATTTAACACCATGTTATAACGCTTAAAGCGGCTATAAGTCACAGGCAAAACTTGAGCAAAATAGGCAAATCGAGTTTCTTGAGTCCATACGATACGGCCGGCTTTACAGCATTGGCACTTACGACGATTGCGATTTTTATCTACTACAATTGCACTACCATTACACTCAGGACACACTTGGCCGTTCTGTTGGGTCGCTTCAGCAATCGCAGTTGCACATAAAGCTATTAATGCCTTATCAGGATAAACACCGCGCCAATCTTCCATTAACCGTAATGTTTCACCCCTGGTCGCTATTTGTAGTTGTTTAAGTGCATGGACATCTCTTAGCCCTTCAACAAACAATACCAACCACCCTACTGGCGATTCATGCCAGCATAGCCCGACTACCGCTAATTGTTCTTCTGCAGACAATAATGCTTTACCGCCACCAGACTGAGGATCGTAGTTGATTCCTTTAATCGCAAATTTACTCAACAGGGTTTCGATTCTCATGCTGGTTGTGTTCCTTTGTTAATTCTAAAACTTGACCAATTAAACGTTACCCACTTACCGTCTTCCATAATACGGTCGACAGCTGCGCGGCCTAAAGTTGTTATAAGTTCATCACTCTGAAGATTAGTAATCACCCCTGTTGGTTTTTCTAGGGTATAACGTTCATCAATGATGCGATTAATCATTACTCGCTCGTTATTGCTGTTGTGCTGAACGCCCAATTCATCTATCACCAGCAAATCGACATTACTCAGAAAACGAATCAGTGCTGTTTCACTGGTTGCTGAGTCTTGACGGTAAGTATCACGAAATTTAAGCATCAATTCGGCAACGGTGATCACCACTACTGATCGGCGTTGCTGAAGTGCTTGATTAGCAATCGCACACGCTAAATGGTTTTTACCTGTGCCTGATGTACCCGCAAAGATAAAACCGCCACAAGCACGATCATTCAGTAAATTATCCATGAACACTTTTGATTCATTGAACGCATGTTGCTGACCTGCATTCTGAATCACGAAGTTATCAAAGCTACAGTGTTGGTGACGCTTCTTGATACCTGAACGCCCTAATGCTTTTGATACTCGTGTTTGTTGATTTTGCTCATAGACATTCCTACCTAACTCACTCGTTTCACGCTGATGAATGGCTTGCATTTGCTCATAGGTGTATGGCTTCACATGGGCTGGCATAGCTTGCGCTAAACGTTGCATGATGTTCATAGGTAATCCTCCGGTGGACCATATTTGCCATCACTGGCACCCATTCGTTGTGTGGCTGAAATTTGTTTGTTAGTACGCTCTGCTGCCCATTTGTTGGCATTGCGCATACCGTTACGCCAAGCTGCTACCCAATCTAAATATTTACAATCACGGGCTTTCATCGCATCCGCCCACTGACACGTTGCCGCTTGTGCATCGAGTGTAAAACCTTGTGCTGAGTACCACTGCTGCATTGACTCGGTGATGGTGAAATCATCTGCCAGTTCAGTTTTCAATTTACGCTGAGTACGAACAGGCTTGGTGTTACGTTCCTGTGGTGCGGATAGTGGTTGCTCAGTAATTTCAGAATCTTGATAAGCATCCTCACAAGGGACTATAGGGTTATTGATCTGTATTATCGGATCTGTATTGGATCTGTTAATGGATTCGGTAATTTTCCCGTTTCCTAGGTTTCGGTGAGATCCCCGAATGGATTCGGTAATATTCCCGTTTCCATTCGGTAAATTTACCGAATCGGAATATTGGCTAAAAAAGATGATTTCCATTAGCTTTGCTTCGTTAAATTTGTAGTGCACTGTCGGTACACCATTAGCCTTCTTACGGGCCGTCTCTAAGCAATCATTTAAGCGTGTTTTTAGTTTCTTCAATGCATAGCGAACTTGATCGATAGAGAAGCCTAATTCATCCGCCAATTGCTCATGACGTTTATAGAACCAACCATCTGTTCTGGTTGTACGACCAGACCAAAACACTAACTGAGACAGCACTGCAGCTTGGTTTAAATCACCCTTACAAAAGCGAATATAAACACGCGGAATACTGATATTGGCTTCATTACCTGACAGCTCTCGTATTGCGTTAAATAACCCTGACATACCGCCCCCGTACCTGTATTGATGTAGTGTTGATTGCTTGATAACACTTATTCATGGCTGCCAACCTTTTGATTTTTAGCAGTCATTAAAGTCTCTAAATACCCAAGTAAAGGTTTATGAGATCCTTCACTTTCTTGTACTTCTCGGTAAGCAGCACGAAGCTGTTCTACGGTGGCGTTATCAGGTAGCAACAATAACGATGACAGTGCTTCGGATGATTCTTTATTAAACATCGCCAGTAGCTGATCACGTTTAGGTGTTTCACTCCCCATTCCTATTACAGCTACAGAAAACCCGAGTGGATTTAAAAACGCATTGAGCGCATCAGAAGCTCGCTGTTTGGGTAAGGCAACCAAAATAGCCGGTAACAAATCCATCATGGTGGCTTTGGCTTCAATACTGGTTCGTTCTAAATAACGGAAAAAGTTTTGTTGGTTGTTCTTATCATCAGCCCCTACCGGTTTAAGCAATTGCTTTCGTTGTGCATCAACTTCAAACGGTAAATCCATGTTGTGATATTGACGAGCAACTTTTTGAGCAATGAACTCTTTACTGACTTCAGTACGCCATCCCTCTACAGCGTTACGCATAACGCTTTTTAGGCTCTGAATTGACATGCGGGTTTTCCTTAACTGTATAAATAACCAGAAGATGGACAATCATCTATAATCAGATTGTTTCGTTACTATTTTTCAGTGCTGGTAACTTAAAAATGGATGGTGCTAAAACAACATAATCCAGTTTGGTTAATTCATGAGCTTGCTGCATTCGCCCTGATTTAGCAGGAAATTCTTTCTCTAATTCCCATTTCCGAAATGCAACAGAAGACACACCAAAAAATTCAGCTGCTTTTTTTAGAGAACCATCAAAGTACGTTGCCTTAACGTGAGTAACTACATTTTCCAAGTTAATAACCTCAAAAGTAACTATTGGTTATTAAATTAAACACTAACTGATAGTTATAGTCAATAGATGTAAAATAACCTTTGGTTAATTAATCGGTGGCTCTATGGTTTACGGTGAAGATAAAGCAAAAGAATTTGCAGATAGGCTGAATAGCATCTGCGATAGGAATGGGATTCCTGTTCGTGGTCGCGCCGGTTATCTAAAGGAAAGACTTCCATTTACCATATCACTCGTTGGCGTTAGGAAATGGCTAATAGGTGAATCAATTCCTGACACAAAAAAACTCGCAGATATTGCTATTCTACTAGATAGCACAGTTGAAGAGTTAATATCAGGAAATCAAGGAGATAACATAACTCCTTCAGTTACACCAATCAAACCAGATACAAACACTACACCAGTCAAAGCACGTTTTGTTCCTATCATCTCCTGGGTACAAGCTGGCGATTTTTGTTCGTCAGAAACACAAGTATTACCTTATGACTGTGACATGATTCTATGTCCAGAGCCTTCAGCATCAGATAAAACCTTTGCTTTACGTGTGGTCGGTGACTCTATGACCGCTCCTTTTGGGCGTACCTATCCCGAAGGAACTATTATCTTTGTAGATCCAGATAAAGAGCCATCAGTAGGCAAACGTGTAGTCGCACGAACAGCTAAAGGACAAACATTTAAACAATTAGCTCATAATGAATTTGGTGAGCTTTATTTAAAACCATTGAACCCCGCGCATCACCCTATCTTTGAAAAAGATATTCATATTTGTGGAGTTGTTATCGGTAGTTATAATCCTGAATAACCGTCTATAACTCATACTTAATCCTAATTTTCCACGAATTATCGTGGATTTTTTTTATTTCCAAATAATAATCACTATTAAATATTATCTAACCGATAGTTACAAAAGTAACTAATGGTTATTGACAATGTGTTTATTTTAACTAAACTAACCAATAGTTACTTTTCACTAAGATATGTGATCAATGAATACCAGCGATAAAAAGCGTGAACAAGCACGTAAACGCGCCCAACGTTTGAGAGATAACCGCAAAACCAATGGCGTGACCAGTTTTCCTCTCCCATTAAATAATATGGAGATCGAACGGCTAAATGAGATCTGTAAATTTTTCTCTTATCCCAATACAACTTGTGATAGCGCCGAAGCATTACAACTAATGATCCATCGTATTCATGGCGAGATGGAACAAATCAAACAATCACTTGGTACTTGCCAACATTGTGGTGAGTCATTACCGGAAGGATGTGCAAAATTAAAGGCGGGGGGCTTATTTAAAGGTGATGCCCGTTGCTGGCACACCATGAATCGTGTTCGTCTTTCTCAACCATCAAATAAAAGGATTTAATCATGCAGAATCTAATTATTACCTCCCCTGAATTAGTAGAACTAACAGGTTATAGCCGCGCTGCAGATCAAGCTTCTTGTTTAAGAAGCCACGGCATCTTTTATGTTGAAGGGAAAGATGGTCGTATAAGAACAACCTGGTATCACATTAACCATCCAGCTTCGCACAGTAATAATAATGATGGCTTTAACTTAGAGGCATTAGCATGAGAGAACGTAATAACAAAGGCGATCGAAAACTACCACCTCGTGTCTATGCTCATGGTAAAAAATACCGCTGGCATCCTAAATCAGGTGGTTCGATTGCTATATGCCCTATTGAATCCCCTTTATCATTAGTATGGCTTGAGTATGAAAAGCTGATTAATAAACATAGAAGAAATACCGCTGAATTATTTCATGAATATTTTGATTCACCGCAATTTAAAGCACTTGCACCATCAACACAACGTTCTAATTTGGCACGAGTACCAATATTAATAAAAGTGTTTGGTAACATGAATCCTAACGCTTTATTACCTAAACATATTCGAGCATTTATGGATAAACGTGGTGAACATTCAATATCAACGGCAAATAATGACTTTTCATTACTTTCCAAAGTTATGCAGTGGTCATACGAACGTGGCAAGATAAATAAAAATCCATGTCGTGGAGTAAGAAAGTTCTCAGCCAATCAACGTGATCGTTATATTACAGATGAAGAGTATCTTGCTGTTTACCAATGCGCTAATGCCATCACTAAAGTTGCAATGGAACTGGCCTATTTATGTGCAGCTCGTAAAGGTGACATATTAAAACTTGAGTACTCGCATTTATTAGAAGATGGTATTTTCATTACTCAGTCTAAAACTGGCAAGAAACAAATTAAGATGTGGTCACAACGCTTACGTGAAGCCATTACCCTATCTGAAACCTTAGCTGAAAAACAAACTAACTTTGTACTTCGTCGCCCTAATGGTCAAAAAGTTCACGATCGTTCGCTACAAGATTATTGGCAAACAGCAAAAAAGAAAGCCGCTTTAGAATATGGCATTAATACGGATTTCACGTTTCATGATTTAAAAGCTAAAGGTATTTCAGATTACGAAGGGACCATGGCAGACAAACAACGGTTCTCTGGCCATAAAGAATTCGCTCAAGTTAATACCTATGATCGTAAAGTGGATATGGTGCCACCACTCAACCTAAAAAGTATTAATAAACCAAAGAGTGATCAATAGCAAAAAGCCCTCCTGCTTGAAGTGAGGGCTTTTTGCGTTGAGGTTATAGCGTTAACTCTAGCTCATCTGTGTACAAAAGTAAGTTAGACGTTTCACTCTATTTCGGTGAATTGATATTAGAAAAACTATGGGTACTGTTGCAATAGCAGATGCAACCTTACTCACCAGAGTGCTTTGACTTATTAAACTCCGTAGTAACCGTCGACAAGATCTCCGATGACTATAGAATTAGAACAAGCATTTATCTCAAGCCAATTTTTCATATAAGCTCTATCACTCTCTGACGCTGAGGAATATCGTCCGTCACCACATAGAAATAGCGAATAATCATTTAAAGTACCACCTCCTCCTGCTATGAGATTTCGACTCTCAACAACTTCGATTATATCATCTATAAATGCATCAAATTCAACATCATTAGCGACTTTTACTTTAAATGTAACCTCGAATCCAAATACAGCAAATTCGCCTAAATAGAGCTTCTTCATTATACGCTTAGATTTATTATGTACTTTATCTAGTTTCAT